ACCTCTCTTTGCAGAGAAACTAAAAATCTCACACTTCTCACCAACACAATTTGCATTACCTGATAGTGCATGGCTATTTAAATATGTTTGTTTAACTCAAGAACAAAGAAGAAAATTATTAGATAGCAATTCAGCAATGGAAGCTGGAAAAAGAGTAGGAGAGGTGTTGCAGCGAATACATGCTGAAACAATTTACAAATTACATCCCACTACAAAAAAAGTAGCACCAACAACTAATGAAAAAATTAGTTTAGATAATGCAATAGAAGAACAAATAGAAATTTTTAAAGAATACCAGCCAGTTGATGAAAAAGACAGCGATAAAAAAATAAAGTACCTGGAGGAAGTTCCTCAAATAGTTACTAATGCAAATGCTGGTTTAACAGAACTCGGAATAGCAAGTCCTATTACTTGCGAAAGACAAGTCTCAATAGATGCTAACAAGTTGGATGATTTTTTTAGTTCTCCTTCGTTATCTACTGTTGGCAGAATTGATTTCGATTTCGGTCAAATGAGGATCGGTGAAAATCCGACATCAACTTCTGATGTTCACTCAGGAGGTCCTGATGCTTTCCTACCTCAAAAGATCGTTGAATTGAAAACTAAATATTCGAGACTTGGCAAAGTTAAAAAGGATGGTGAGAGGTCTTTTCTTGTTTCAACTTCTCCAGCTGTTCCGAGTTTTAACCATCTAGTACAATGTGCAGTTTATGCTGCACATTGGAAATTTAAAGTTCCAGTCTATTTACTTTACGCAACTGCTAAAGATTTTCAAATTTTTGATAGTACCAATTGTCATCAGTTAACAGTTGAAGGAATGAAAAAAAATTTACAGATAATGTTTAGAACATTTATGAGAAGAGAAAAATTACTTTCTCAATATCAAGATTTTACAAGAGAAGAAATTATAGAGCATGCAGTGCAAATGATAGATCCTAATTTCGATCATCCTTTTGCCTGGAATGGATTACCACCACAATTATTGCAAGAGGCAAAGGAATTATGGAAAGTAAATTAATTAAAGATTTTCACATCCAACATAAATTGGACAAAATAAAAAAGCTGCAACAAAAACAGCTATTCAAATCAACACTAACAATAGGAGTTATATTATGTCTAATAATAATAATACTGTAATTCCTGACGATCTAATTACTACCATCAATGATTTTAAAAAATCAAAAAATGGACAGATGATTAACATCCATGGAAAAGAGTATGCAACAGTAGCTCATAGAATTGCAATATTTAGAAGAAATCTTGGTGCAAAAGCTAAGATTGAAACTGAAGTTATTTCAATTGATAAAGATACTGTTGTTTGCAAAGCAACTATTTCATTAAGTGGAAATGTTATTGCAACTGGTCTTGCAGAAGAAAAAAGAACTGCATCCAGAATAAATCAAACTTCAGCTCTTGAAAACTGCGAAAGTTCAGCAGTAGGAAGAGCTCTTGCATTTTGTGGAATTACAAACGATCAAATTGCATCAGCAGAAGAAGTTTCAGCTGCTATAGAGCAGCAAGATAAAAAAATCCAAACATGCCTTAAAGATTTAAACTCTGTAAGTCATGCTGGAAATTATAAGGAATGGTTATCTAAAAATAAAGTTTTCCTTTCCGACCTGAAGTCAAACAATCCATTAATCTATAAAGATTTTATGGAAAAATATACTTCAGCCAAAAAAAATCTGCAACAAAGAGGAGTAATCTAATGTCAGATGAACAAACGCAAAAGAAAGAAAGACCAGATCTTGGAGCTGCTTTCATTGCAACAAATAAAAAATCTCCACAATCATACGATATGTCAGGAACAATTGTAGTTGATGGAGTTAAGCATAAGTTCGGAGCTTACAAACAAAAAGCTAGTGGCAAAGGCAAGATGCCTGAAGGAACAGTTTTTTATACCTTCTATAGAGTTGAACTTGCTGATGCTGGAGGAACTGCTGATACCAGTTTTGATCCATCTGAACTGGAGGCTTAAATGAATCCAGATAAATTCAAATCAGTTGCAATTAACATTGCTACTTACAAACTGCTTGAGGAACTTTCTCAAAAAAAGTTTGAGCTGCCTATTTCAATGAGCAAGACAGTTGAATTTTATATCACAAAAGCTCATGAGGATTTTAAGAATGGCAAAAGTAGATCTAAATAAAAGATTAACTGAGCTAGGAAAATCCAGAGAAGAGGATTATGGATCTTTCAATCGCAATATGAAAAAAATTGCGGCTGCCTGGTCCATCCTCTTAGATCCATATTTAAAAAAAAATATACCTGGTCATGTAATTCCACTTCTTTATGCTCAGGCAAAAATAATAAGAGCAACACATAAATTTAAACAAGATACTTATGATGATGCTCTTGCTTACATAGTTCAATCACATGACATGCACAAAGAAAAATCAGAAGAGATTGATACCGATGAATTACTTGGAATGGAAACTAAACCAAGAACTAAATCATCGGATAACTTTTGAAAAAGATGATGAATTTTATAAAGAATATCAGGAGTATATAAAAAGTGAGTACAGAAAAAAGATTTACAAACAATATAGTTAAATTTCCAGGATGTAATAATCCTGAGTTGGATGAGCAGCAAAAAGAAATTTTAAAATTTACATCTTCAATTGCTTCAAAGATGTCAGATTCTAAATGGCATGATTACCCAATCTCACACATAGAATTAGCAATATTATCAAATCATGGAGAAACAATAGAGTTCTCACCAATTACAGCTGCAAGACTTAATTCAGTTCTTGCAACAACTTTAATCAGAAACTCATTTATGGAGGATTTATTATGAGTAGAAAACCGAGAGAAAGTTATGTCTCAATGAGTAAGACAACTTTTTTGAATGACAAAACTGGTCCTTTCAAGAGGCTAGATAATAGCTCTTGGTGGATCAAAAAAAAGAAAGATGGATCTGTTGGATATTTTGTAGATATGCACACTAAATTTCAGCAACTGCCTAATGCTTGTTTTAAAGCAACATGCGAAAGTTCAAAAATTTTAGATGTCGAATTGATAAAATCTGATGTCAGAAAATTTATGGAGGCAACTGATGTCAAAGAATAGAGATCCAGAAGCAGTAAGAAGATTTGCAAGAATGTTAGGATCTAATTTAAGATATTTAAGATTAGATCGTGTAACCTTTATGCCACAAAAAGTTCCAGCAGCACATCTTAAAATTTCATTTCAACAAATAGAAAAATATGAAAGTGGAAAGAATGTTCCATGCTCATTCAGGTTAGTGCAATTGGCAGATTTTTATAAAGTTACACCAAATGACATCACTAATCCTGATTTTATAAATGCTAAATCTATCGAGAAAGGAGTTATCAGTGGCCATAGTGGAGAGTGATAAAATAGACATAGAGATCCAAGAGCAGCAAAAAGATGCTGGATGTAAGTATATGGTTTTAGTTAGTTATGAAGGACCTAATCAAAGCAAAGAAATTGCTAAGGTTTTATTAACTAACAGTAAGCCACATATCAGACAAACTATTGATAATGGAAATACAGTTAATGAGCAAAATAATTAAAACAACAATTGGAGAGGCTAGTTTTATTTTGGAGGAAAAGTTTGAAGATGAAGCTAAAGCTGAAGAAGGAAAAGAGCCAGTCTCTCAGGAGGTCAAAGAGATGAGTATTAAAATTGATAATATTAAGTGGAGGAAAAATGAATCTTCCTCATAATCTTCCAATAGATAGTAAAGTACAAAGATTAAAAAGAAGATACCAAGGTCTATCAAGAGTAGCAGCAGCTATTAATGATCTTTATATCTATGGAGTATATCCTTCCAATTTTCCAAACTTAACAGTGGTCTTGGAACAAGCAAAAGATCACTGCAAAGAAATAATAAAAGAAACTAAAAAAGAAATTGCCTTTATTGAAAATCCTAATGGCATGTATGATTTAGTTATGAATGAGGAGCTGCCAGATGCTGATACAGAAATCGCAATTAGAGCTACACAAACAGATCCAGAAATTAAGTAAAGAATTAACTGAATGTAAGAATGTTGAAAAGCAACATAAGAAAATGAATGGATTGCTGTATGAAGAGGTAGATAGATTAAAAAAAGCAAATGAGAAATTAAAAAAAGAAAACGCAATACATAAGAAAAATATTCAAGATCACATTTTAAAGACAAAATTCCAAAAATAATTTGGCACAAATCTAAAAAAAAATCACATATATAAGTATGAACAAGTCGTTACTTATATCAGAACTTATTAAAGTTTGTGGTCAAGTTAATGCTAAAAATGCTGATCCATCAAATCCAGAGCCTATATTTCATTTGGAAGATGTGGTGTTGTATCAAGCATTGAGAATGTTGACTAACAAGCAGATTAATAAGTTAATTGAAAAAACAAAGAAATTAGTAAAATAATTTCGCACACAGAGCCACAGAGACTGCAATCTTGCAGCCTCCATGACCTTTGATACCTAGTTAATTTTTGAAAAATTAGGAATTAACGAATTGTTGTTAGCAGCAGCTTTTGCATCTGCTACTTTTTTTCTGTCTTTATCTATAACTTTATTACCATAGATTTTTTCTGTTGTAGCAAACTGAGTATGACCAACAATAGATTTAACTCTATTCTGATCTAACAAAGGATTTGCAGCCATTGCAGAAATTAAATTAGATGCCAATCTATGCCTAAACATTTTAGTTGGTTGACCTTTTAAAATAGAATTGATGATTTTAACATGACCATCTTTTCT